TCTGACCGCAGGCATTGCAGACTATTTCCGGTTTCTGTTGCACTACTGGTTCAGGTTGTTTCACATCCGGGCTGGTTTTTACAGTTTCTGGCGTGTTTTGTTCCGTTTCTGGCTGGTTCTGGTACACAGAGTCGCGAGTCTGGATCCCCTTTACCCATTTCGGATCGTTCGGGTCGCTAATCCCTTCAACGAACTCACCACGCGAAGCAGCCAGTAATTTGTCTGCATCGACAGGATTTTTGGGCGGAATGTTTTTCCGGGCTTCATGGAGTTCTGCCCGCAGTTTCTGATATTTTTCATCAACAGAATTTACCTGTGACTGAGCATCCAGCGGCTGCGTGTCCTGATGATGTTCAGTTGCATCCGGTTCCACTGTTTCAGCCGTTGCCTGTTCATCTGCCATTGCGCAAGATGGTTGCAGTTTTTCTTCATCATCCTGTTTTTCTTCTTCTGTTACACGCTGCGGCATCGGGGCAGAGGAACGACCGCAGGCAATATCCACGATTTCTGGATCAGGGTTGGCATGATCAGTTTCAGTCAGTACTTTGTTCAGATATTCAGTGACGTGCGCGGGGATGACCTCGATCCCAATTGGTGCTTCTTTCACGGACGCAACCACGATGGCGCGGGAATAATCCAGCCCGCCAGGCATGGTGATGAATTTGTCGCGGAAAACAGAAAAGGGTGGTTTATTTTCAGCGATAATTTCCTCGACACGTTTAGCGTGTGCCGGATGAAGGTTATAAATGTCCACGTCCATTGAACGAGCCAGTACGCCAGTGGCTACGTCGCGCGCCAGTGACGTCAGATCGTGAACGAAACCTTCGCCGCGATCGGTGAGGTTCCCGCCGCCAGCATTAGCGCCGGAAGCCGTGCGCGTGATGCGTGAAACACGATTTCCTTTTCGCCATTCTTTTGTCAGAAGACCGCGATCAATGTGTTCGGTATCCAGCCAGGCTGAAATGAAATTCTTAAAT